GGGCCCAACAAGGGCTCCCTCTTTGCCTCATGGAGGTTGTACGGTGCTTGAGATGCTCATTGGGTTGTCTTTTAGACTTGAATTTGAGACAATGTCAAGCCACTGGGAGAAGACTCCGAGTGAGTGGTTTTGGATTTTGATCGACAATTTGGGACTGACTGGGTACGATAATTCACAGTTTTCTATGCTGGGTACGTACGATGATATGGCCGAAAAAGTGTCTAAATTGCTCGAAAGACAGTACGAAAGTGATGGAAATGGGGGGTTATTTCCCTTGCAAAGACCACAAAAAGACCAGCGGAGAGTCGAGATTTGGTATCAAATGAGTGCTTATATGCTGGAAAACTATCCCATTTGAGGAAGGAATAGGTATGAAATGTAGACTTTGTGGGGTTGAAATGGTTAAAGAATGGCCAGATTTGACTTGTATTATGTGTGATTGGTTGCTCGGAAGAGGAAGAATTAAGGCTGATTTCGGCCGAAAATCGTATAAAATACGATAATTTAGTAATTTCAAAAGTGTAACAAAACGGCTCAAAAGTGTAACAAAACGTAACAAATGTTACACTTTTTTTTGGGTTTTTTGACAACCCTACATTTTGTAAAAATATGGAAGTCAAATTTTTAACGTTTTGTTACGAAAAAACGTAACATTGTTACACTTTTGTTACACTTTTGAAAACCCGCAAACCCTTACCAGTACAGGGTTTTTGGGCATTTTGTTACGTTGTTACACTTTTTTCTCATATCTTTATATAGAATAGAAAAAATAATAAAATACGTAATATATAAAAGGTTATAAAAACGACTGTAAAAGTGTAACAACGTAACAAACTCCTAAAAATTACCATTTCAAGCGAGAGGAGGGCAACCCGTGGATTTTTATCAAATTCTTGAGACCGAAGAGGTCACAAAGAAAAAGAAAATACTTAAAATATATCCCGACTTCAAAGCTTGTCGTTCAAAGGATTTGATGATTCGCGGGAGATCATTCTATGCAATATGGGACAATGATAAACAGATGTGGTCAACCGACGAATATGACGTACAACGGCTGGTCGACCAAGAATTAAACGAGAGAAAACAGAAACGAGAAGATGAGGGGTATGACGGCGAGATTCAAGTGAAGAGCATGTTAAATGCGTCTTCTAATATGTGGAAGAATTATCGCGCTTTTATCCGAGAGTTACCAGACAACTCTCATCAGCTAGACAATAACCTTGTCTTCTCAAATACTGAGGTAAAGAAGAATGATTATGTGAGCCGCCGACTGCCTTATCCTTTAGAAGAGGGGCCTATGGCCGCATATGATGAATTGATCGGTACCCTATATGATCCAGAGGAAAGAGCAAAACTTGAGTGGGCGGTCGGGGCCATCGTTGCTGGTGATGCAAAGAATATTCAAAAATTTATTGTGTTATATGGTGATGCTGGTTCGGGTAAATCCACATTTCTTAATATTGTGCAAAAACTATTTGATGGTTATTACACCACGTTCGAAGCCAAGGCTCTTACGGGAAGTAATAACCAGTTCTCAACAGAGCAATTTAAGACTAATCCTTTAGTTGCCATTCAGCATGATGGAGATCTATCCAAGATTGAAGATAACACCAAACTTAATTCGCTCGTATCACATGAGGAAATGTCAATGCGCGAGTTATACAAACCAAGTTACACCTCAAGATCAAACGCATTTCTTTTAATGGGGACAAACAAACCGGTTAAGATAACCGACGCTAAATCAGGACTCATAAGGCGATTGATCGATGTGCGGCCAAGCGGAAATAAAGTCCCGACAAAGAAGTACCACACTTTACTTAGTCAAATAGATTTTGAGCTTGGCGCTATTGCCTGGCATTGTCTACAGACATATCAAGCAATGGGAAAGAACTACTACTCTAGCTATCGTCCGTTAGAAATGATGTTTCAGACAGACGTGTTCTTTAACTTTGTCGAAACCAACTATTATATATTTAAGGAACAAGGAGGAGTTAGCCTTTCTCAAGCATATGAAATATACAAATCATATTGCGAAGAGGCGTTGATTGATTTTAAGTTACCGCGACATAAGTTTAGAGAAGAGCTTAAGTCATATTTTGAGACATTCTCAGATATGACTCGTGTGGATGGTAAGCAAGTCCGTAGTTATTACTCCGATCTTCTCGTGGATAAGTTTACTGCCATTTCTACCCCAAAGAAAGAAGAAGCGCCGTGCTCACTTGTGCTTGACAGCACAACCTCAATCCTTGACAGTATATTAGCAGATTGCCCAGCACAATACGCAACAACAGAAGAAACGCCAAATAGGAAGTGGAGCGATGTCACAACTAAGTTATCAGAAATTGATACACATAAATTGCATTACATCAAAGTTCCAGAGAACCATGTGGTTATTGACTTTGACCTTAAAGATGACAAAGGCAATAAATCGCTTGAGCGAAACCTTGAAGCCGCGAGTAAATGGCCGGCTACATATTCTGAATTTAGCAAAAGCGGTTCTGGTTTACATCTTCATTATATTTATGAGGGGGATGTTAAAAATCTTAGCCGTGTATATTCGGAAGGCATCGAAGTCAAAGTCTTTACTGGCAACTCGTCACTAAGACGCAAATTATTAAAATGCAACAACTCACCAATACTCACCATAAATAGTGGATTGCCCGTGAAAGGAGAAAAAGTGATTAATTTTGACGTGGTTCAGAGTGAGAAAGGTTTAAGAGCCCTTATTACTAGGAACCTTAAGAAAGAAATCCATCCAGGAACCAAATCGAGCATTGACTTCATTTTCAAGATTCTTGATGATACATATAAATCGGGAATGAAGTATGATGTCACAGACATGCGCCCGAAGATCTTAGCATTTGCTAATAATTCAACCAATAACGCTGATTACTGTATAAAGTTGGTTAGCAAGATGCAGTTTAAATCAGAAGAGATAAGCGAGAACCAAATAAGCACCAACACCAACGACCTTATATTCTATGATGTTGAGGTATTTCCTAATCTATTTGTTGTCGTGTGGAAAAGAAAAGGTGACGGCGCCAAAGTAAAGATGATCAACCCAACTCCGGCTCAAATTGAAGAGTTAATGAAGTTCAAACTTATTGGCTTCAACTGCCGTAGGTATGATAATCATATTATGTATGCTCGTTACATAGGTTATGATAATCGTCAACTGTATGAACTTAGTCAGAGAATCATAAGTAACAGCCCCAACGCAATGTTCGGAGAGGCTTATAACATCTCCTACACAGACGTCTACGACTTTGCATCGGCTCAGAATAAGATGAGTCTTAAAAAGTGGGAGATTAAACTTGGCATCCATCATCAGGAATTGGGACTGCCATGGGATAAGGATGTTCCAGAGGAACTGTGGGAAACCGTCGCCGACTATTGTTGTAATGACGTTGACGCCACAGAAGCCACGTTTGATCATCTAGCCGGAGACTGGGCAGCAAGACAAATTCTTGCTGAGTTAAGTGGCTTGTCTGTAAATGACACAACAAATCAGCACACAATTCGAATTGTCTTTGGAAAAGAGAAGAAGCCCCAGAGTCAGTTTAACTATGTGGATCTCAGCATAATGTTCCCAGGATATAAGTTTGAGGGCGGTAAAAGTACCTATCGAGGAATTACTGTTGGTGAAGGTGGACGAGTATATTCAGAACCGGGAATGTACTCTGATGCGGCAGTATTAGATTGCGTATCTCAGCACCCGACAAGCATAGAGCAAATGAATGCGTTCGGGCCATATACCAAAAACTATAGTGATCTTAAGAAGGGCCGCGTCGCGATCAAACATAAAGATGTCGAGACACTAAAGACCCTGTTAGGTGGTAAACTTATTCCTTTCATTGAAGATGCCCTTGGCCCTAATCCAAGATTTACCCTTAAAGATTTATCCAACGGATTGAAGACAGCTCTTAACTCCGCGTATGGTCTAACCTCAGCAAGTTTTGAGAATCCATTCAGAGATCCTAGGAATAAAGACAATATTGTTGCCAAACGTGGAGCGTTATTCATGATTGACCTGCAGTTCGCTGTGCAAGAGATAGGTATTCAAGTTATCCACATTAAGACAGATTCAATCAAGGTGCCTAATGCTACCCCAGAAACCATTAAATTCATCACTGAGTTTGGTAAGAAGTATGGATATGAGATGGAGCACGAGTCCACCTATGAAAAGATCTGCCTTGTAAACGACGCCGTGTATATTGCCAAATATGCCACAAAAGAGAATTGTGAAAAGTTATATGGATATGTTCCAGATGACTGTGCAAAACATTCTGGTGAATGGACGGCAACCGGCGCCCAGTTTGCTCAATCATATGTGTTTAAGAATTTGTTCTCCCATGAGCCTCTGGTATTTGAGGATATGTGCGAGACCAAGACCGTAACATCGGCGTTATATCTTGATATGAATGAGGGGTTAAAAGAAAATGAACACGACTATCACTTTATCGGAAAAGCTGGCTCATTTTGCCCAGTGCGTCCAGGAGTCGGAGGTGGGGTTCTGATTCGGGAAAAAGACGGAAAGTATTATGCTGCCACCGGTAGTAAAGGCTTTAGATGGCTTGAAGCAGAAATGGTTAAAGCTTTAAATAGAGGTGGCGATATAGATAGGGGATATTATGACTCCCTTGTCGACTCTGCTGTAGTAGACATATCAAAGTATGGAGACTTCGAGTGGTTTATATCTGAGACCGCCGAGCCAGAAAAAGAAGATCCCGCCAAATTTAGCAATGCGCCCCCGTGGTTTGTGCCATGCGGGAGTATGAAGTATGCAGATTGTTCGGAATGCCCTAATTGGGTGCATAAATATGATCTGCCAAACGAGTGTAAAGCAGGCTTTGCATGTCTGCCATTTTGAAAGGAAAACATGATTTGTCCAACATGTCAAGCCGATCATCAAATGCCATATTCAGTTTGTTGCTTAATAGAATGTGGTGAGCATGAATTTTGCAGGGAGTGCACTAAAGGTGCATATTTGAAAGGAGAAAAATAATTATGATTAAAGACAACATAATGGTAGAAGGGGCTCGTATTGGGTTCCGTAACTTTGCAGGAAAACCGGGGAAATACAACGCAGAGGGCAACCGCAACTTCTGCGTGTTTCTTGATGAGGATGTAGCCAAGACGTTGGAGGCCGATGGATGGAATGTTCGCTGGCTTCAGCCAAGAGATGAGGGCGAGGCTCCTCAGGGTTATTTGCAGGTGGCAGTAAGTTTTACCAACATCCCTCCAAAAGTTCTGCTTATATCGAGTACCGGCAAGAATATTCTCGACGACAAATCTATTGATGTTCTTGACTGGGCCGAGATTAAAGAAGTCGACCTTGTCATCCGTCCGTACAATTGGGTGCTCCAGGAAGGAACCCGAAACGAAAAGCGCGGGGTCAAGGCATATGTCAAGGCAATGTATGTCACCATCGCCGAAGACGAGTTTGAAAAGAAATATGTTAATGTCCCAGACAGCGCCGCTGACACAATCGGCGGATGCGGAAACTGCGAAGCTTGCGATGGAAGTTGCAGGCATGATCACGCTGATTAAATAACTGGCGGCTGTGCTATCGGCTCGACGGGCATTTTCTTGAAAGGAGGTTTCTTATGGCGATAACTTTATACGAACACCAAAAGGCTGCTATTGAAAAACTAAGAAATGGTAGCATCTTAGTTGGTGGAGTTGGTTCTGGAAAATCGTTAACTGCTATTGGTTATTACCACAACAAAGTTTGTGAAGGGAAAATCAAGACTAATGAAGAAGGCGGTTTCTCCCCCATGAAGAAACCAAAAGATCTTTATATCATAACCACGGCTCGCAAAAGAGATGTTCTCGATTGGGATAAGGAATGTTTACCGTTTCTTCTATCTACAAACAAAGAACTTTGTGCCAGCGGAGTGAAAGTTGTAATTGACTCATGGAATAACATCGGTAAATATGCAAGTATCAAAAACTCCTTTGTAATATTCGATGAACAACGGGTTGTTGGAAATGGTGTCTGGGTAAAATCATTTCTAAAGATTACAAAAAACAATGAGTGGATTTTGCTTAGCGCTACTCCTGGCGACACATGGACGGACTATATTCCAGTCTTCATTGCAAATGGTTGGTATAAAAACAGAACAGAGTTTTGTCGTCGTCATATAGTCTATAACAATTTTTCTAAGTTCCCAAAAATTGATCACTACATTGAAGTCGGGCATTTAATAAAATTAAGAGATGCTGTCATTGTTAACATGCATTACACAAAGCACACCGTTGCCCATGATGAAAATATTAATGTTGAGTTTGACAGAGATCTCTTTAATACTGTTATGATTAAGCGTTGGCATGTTTATGAGAATCGTCCAATTAAAGATGTTGGAGAACTTTGCTATGTTATGCGCAAAGTGGTTAACAGTGATCCAAGCAGAACCCGAGCCATTGCTGGTCTCTTGAAAAACCATCCTCGTCTGATAGTGTTCTACAGTTTCAACTATGAACGAGAGATGCTTTTAGAATTAGGAAAGGAGTTGCAACTTCCAACCGCTCAATGGAACGGGCACAAGCATGAGCAAATACCCGAAACCGAAAGTTGGTTGTATATTGTACAGTATGCAGCAGGAGCAGAGGGATGGAATTGCATACAAACAAATGCAATTGTGTTCTTCTCCCAAAATTATTCTTATAAAGCCACAACGCAAGCTGCTGGCCGCATAGATCGTCTTAATACTTTATTCACCGATTTGTATTATTACTATCTTAGGTCAAACTCGACAATTGATTTGTCAATACAAAAAGCGTTCAATAATAAAAGAGATTTTAACGAAAGTAGGTTTATGGCATCATAAAAGGCTCGCGCCTAAAACATGGCCTCTAATAGAAGGATAGGAATATCTCTCCTTCTTTTTGCGAAAGGAGGCCGTCTAAATGTTAGAGGGAAAATTTAAAACCAAATTAATAGAAGATTTACACGAATTATTTCCTGGATGTTTTGTGTTGCATAATAATGCAAATGAAATTCAGGGATTCCCGGATTTAACAGTTCTATATAATAACATGTGGGCGTGCCTAGAAGGAAAGAAAAGTCTTAAAGAGCCATATCAACCGAACCAAGAGTATTATCTTGAGGTTCTTGACCATATGTCTTTTGCTTCTATGATATGCCCCGAAAATAAAGAGGCGGTGCTATATGAACTTCAACAAGCATTCCGGCCTGGACGGGCAACACGCCTTTCTAAGTGCAAGTAAATATCATTGGATCAATTACGATGAGGAAAAGTTGATGGCCACGTATTCTAAATTTCAAGCCGCTCAAAGAGGAACCGAACTTCATGAGTTGGCGTCAAAATTAATTAGAATGGGCATCAAACTTCCAAAGACAAAACAAACATTTAATATGTATGTTAATGACGCCATCGGGTTCAAGATGTACACAGAGCAAATTTTATACTATTCTGATAATTGTTTTGGCACCACTGATGCCATACACTTTAAATCAAACGTTCTACGAATTCATGATCTTAAGAATGGCGACTCCCCCGCAAACATTAAACAGCTTAAAGTCTATAATGCGCTTTTCTGTTTAGAATATGCCATTAAGCCAAGTGAGATAGAAACAGAACTTCGTTTGTATCAGTCGGACGATGTTCAAGTTGAGCGGCCCGAACCAGATGAAATTTTCTACATAATGGGAAAGATAATTGATTTTGACAAAAGGATTGAACAACTTAAAATAGGAGGATAGCTTTCATGAGCGATGAATTAAAACACTATGGCATGCCGAGACGCTCTGGAAGATACCCATGGGGAAGTGGGGACGACTCGTATCAAAGGTCGCTTGGTTGGAGAGGTCACGTCCAAAAACTACAAGACCAAGGACTTAACGATGTCGAGATTGCTAAGCGTGAGGGCATTACAACCACTCAACTAAGAGCTAGGATGTCTATAGCAAAGTCGCAAGTTCGAAGCGCCGAGAGAACAGAAGCGTTAAAACTTAAAGATAAGGGATATTCTCAAATGGAAATCGGCAGGCAAATGGGAAAGAATGAATCTTCGATTCGAAATCTCCTTGACCCTATACTTGCTGAAAGATCAACAAAAGTTGAAACCACATCTAAGGTTCTTAAAGAATTTGTCGATAAAAATCGATTTGTCGATGTTGGAGCTGGCGTTGCAAATCATTTAGGGGTTACACCGACCACTCTTAGTAATGCTATTCAGGTGTTAAAAGAACAAGGCTATAAAGTGCACCAAGTCAATATTGAACAACTCGGCATGCCTGGACAATTTACCATTGTTAAAGCCCTTGGAACTCCTGACACAGAGTGGAAAGAAGTTGTCCCGGGACGTGGAAACCCAAGTCTTATCAAAAGTATTGTGGCCCGTTCTGATGATTTTGGCGACACCTTTAGTTCTGATCTAGGATTAAAGCCAATTCAAAGTGTCGACTCAAAACGAGTACATGTCCGCTACACAGAAGAAGGCGGAAGTGATAAAGATGGCGTTATAGAACTTCGAAGAGGCGTTAAAGATCTTGACCTGGGCAGATCTCAATATGCTCAAGTTAGAATTGGTGTTGATGGAACGCACTTTCTAAAAGGCATGGCTATCTATAGTGATAAAATGCCTGATGGTGCTGATATCGTGTTTAACACAAATAAGCATGATACTGGTAATAAACTAGATGCCATGAAGAAAATGAAAAACGATCCTGATAATCCATTTGGCTCCACAATCAAACGTGAAGTTAATGAGTTTGGGCAAATTGTCTCTGCACAAAGAGGCGCCTTAAACGTTGTTAACGAAGAAGGCGATTGGGAACGTTGGTCTAAGACCATATCATCTCAAGTCCTTTCTAAGCAGACAGTTCCTCTTGCTAAAGCTCAATTAAATTTAGCATTAGGTCAAAAGAAAGAGGAATATGACGAGATTATGTCATTGACAAATCCCGTTGTTAAAAAGCAACTTCTTTTAGCGTTTGCTGATGATTGCGATTCTTCTGCTGTTCATTTAAAAGCGGCCGGCTTACCTAGACAAGCCAATAAAATAATTCTTCCAATTCCCGACCTTAAAGAAAATGAAGTTTATGCGCCAACATTTAACAATGGTGAAACTTTAGTTCTTATTCGGCATCCCCATGGGGGAACATTTGAAATACCTCAACTTACAGTAAATAATAAATCCAAATCGGCAAAAGCCGTTATGGAAAACGCACCAGATGCCATAGGAATTCATCCAAATGTCGCTAAAAAGCTTTCTGGTGCAGACTTTGACGGCGATACAGTTATTGCTATTCCAAATAACAAAGGTCTAATAAAGACCTCTGCCTCATTAAAGGGTCTTGAAAACTTTGATCCTAAAGAATCTTATGGTCCATATGATGGCATGAGAACCATTGATGGCGGAACCTATAATGCTAAAACTAAAGATGTTGATTTTGGGGGCAAAAAGCCTAGATCTCAAACCAAGCAGACAAAGATGGGCGAAGTCTCAAACCTCATTACAGACATGACTATTAAAGGTGCAAATGTGGATGAGATCGCTCGAGCAGTTAAGCATTCTATGGTTGTCATTGATTCCGAGAAACATCATCTAGATTACAAAAAGTCTTATGAAGAGAATGGTATATCTTCCCTTAGTGAAAAGTATCAAAGAAGTAGTCGTGGTGGAGCGTCTACTTTAGTGTCACAAGCCTCTTCTGAGAAAAGGGTTCTAGATCGTAAAGCAAGAAGTTCAAAAGATGGAGGGCCATTTGACCCTACTACTGGCGTTAAATTATACACTAACACAGGAGAGTCTTATGTTAATGGCAAAGGAAAGACCATCATAAAAACAACATCGACAAGTAAGATGGCTGATACTGAAGATGCCTAAACCCTGACATCAGGACGC